CGGTTTTTGTTTTTGTTGATCTACAATAACTGCCATAATATACTCAATGACGCTATCTAGTTTTTTACCATTCCTAACAATACCTTTGGCAGAAAGAATTTTACGGGCTTCATCACGAGATAATAGTTGTGTAAGTGGAGCAATAAACTCTTGCACTCCATCTTGTGGTAAATGAATTTTAAACCACGCACAAAAACCCATAGCATCTTTATCATTTAAAATTTCAACAAGATAAAAATCATAATCATATATGATGATGCCTTCCTCCTCTTCATTATCCATGGTTTTATATACACCACCGTTTTTACCTCTGAAGTAAGGGAAGGGAAAATCAGGGACTTGATAAGTAACTGTTTCGCCTAAAGCCTCTGATCTTGCTTGAATAACATTATCTGCGCCTTTAGCACGTAGGATAACTCTGCCTAATTCTATAGGTGAAGTAATCTTGCCTTTATGTTTGCAGTTTTTACAACCTTCAGGACGTAAGCCTTCAAATTGTTTGCATGTGTGAGGACCTGGAATACCATTAACTTTAGTTTCTGTTTTAGTATAATCGTAGTCGGGGTGGTGTTTAGAGATATTGTGTATTGCGGCTTCGGCATCTTCACAATAGGCTGCAATTGATAAACCTGATCTCCATAAGGGTTCTTCAATGGTAGCTTGTTTAGTCATAATATTAATTAGTTGTGCGCAGCCATCATCTTTACGGCAGCGTTCAATAATCTTCATAAACTTAGATGAGTTATTGCCTAGTATAGCTTTAGTGGCTTCATCTAAAGGTCGTTTAGTTCTAGGTTTATCAGTAACATGTATAGGAATTAGTCTTGCTATTTCATCAAAGGGTGTTGCAGCACCTTGATTTAAAACAACAACTTCTACAGGGTTAGCAACATCTTTAAAATTCTTTGTGCCAGGAACTCGTAGAATACGTGACATGTCTGCAGTGCAAGCACCATCCGCTTTTAATCCGTGTTTAACACATAAGAACTTAAGACCTTCTGCTACAGGTTTCCATATAGCTTTATCTATAGGCTCTGTTAAAGACCAATAACAATGAATGCCATTACCTGAGTCTACTATAGTGGGTACAGGGAGTTGTGTTATATCGGTGAAAGCACGTAAGGCTATTAGAGCTTGATCTTTAGTTTCGTAGTCTTTCCATTTGCGTTTTTTGCTGTCAAACCCGCAATCAATATCTAACCAAAAGGTACGTTGTTCTTTAGCGTTTAGTGATTTACGTTCGGTAGGTTCTATCCATGAAGAGCAAGCAAAATAAACATCTTGCTTATCATCTAAAAATTTACTAGATACTGTTATCGCTTCATCAATAGAATTTACAAATTTGGGGGTAACTATATTTTTTTGATCTTTACCGCAGATACAGTAGTATCCATTGTCAGACCATATACTTTGTAAAAATTCTTTTGTTTGCATGTTTCTCTCGAAATAAGTTTGTAACTGAATAGGCGCTATCTTACGCAATCAGCAGATAGCAGTGCCGTTTTTTAAAACTACTTGCATTATAGTTATTTCTTACGTTGTTTATCTATAAACTCTAATATTTTAGGTTCTAGATGTTTTGAAGGTTTTGCTTTGCCAGAGAACCAATCATACACCGTTTGTCTTGAAACGTTAAGATCTTTCGCTACTTGACTTGCGGGATATTTTAAAGCTATGCATAACTTACCTAACAAAGTACCTGAAGTTTCTGATGCTTTAGTATTGTTTTCAATCATTAATTGAGAATATCCTTGCATAATTATGTCCAGTCCGATACTAAGTCGTCTAAACTAACATCACCTTGATCAACCTTAGGTGCTGCAGGTTTTGGTGGTGGTGGCGGTACTGGTTTTTCAGCAACACGCACAACAGGTTCAGGAATATCATCTTCTACTTTAGGTGCGGCTACTTGAGGACGTTGAATAGGTTGTTGTTTCTTACTCTCAAACTCTTCACCATCTTCTTCTTTATTAACATTTACTGATAATGTAATTGCACGTTTAGCTTCTTCTGAAGTTGACTTAGTGGTACATATGGCATACTCATCATCATTAAGAACTCTAATAGGTTTAAACCCAATCTTAGTGCTTGATGAGTCTTCATCAAAACTTACACGCGATACAACAGACATTAAATTCTGACCATTAGCACGAACGTAATCTGTATATTCATGTAGTGGTTTGCAATCTTTAGTGCCATTACCAAATATAGATTGAGCAGGTAATGTCATTTGATAAACATCTCCGTTCAAATCATCAGCACGAACTACCGCAACTCGTCTACTAAATCTACAAGCTTTAGTGCCGTTAGCGCCTGAACCTTTAATGTTTTGTGAGCATGGTAAACATGTTTCTGCTTGTTTATCAACAACAGCATCATCAGGCTTTATACTATCTGATGTCCAACATGTAGGTGGTGGCATCTTTTCGCCAGGAACATATGCTTTAGAAAAATACATTCTATGCACATGGGGTGATGCATTAACAATAACTACTTCGAGAGCATCTTGATTAGACTTCTCAATCTCTTTACCATTAACCATTAATCTAAACTTACCACCACGTATTGATATACGTTTAGAAGTTTGTGAACTACCTGTAATATGCGCAGTAAAGCCATCATCACGACGTGTATGTGCTGCTACTGCGGTGCTACCAAATATATCTAACTCTGTACTCATACTTCCTCCTTAGTTCTGCTTTTTGTTATTCTAACTGTGTATTCACTTGTTGCTTGTAATCCTGGCGGATGTTTGTCAGGGTTGTTTTCTAAAAACTCTTTTACAACTGATTGTGTAAGACGCTTTTCATAAAACTCAGGGAGATCATGTTCTTTTGTAAACTTAAACATTTCTGCCCAATCGCTAGTCCAATACCTTGTTTTTAAAATCCTTGATAGTGTTCCAACATTAGTTTTTAAACTAGTTACATTTAAAGTTCTACACGCTTCACTAAGAGCCATATCAACTTTATCTCTTTTTACTTTTATATCAGTTATTTGTTTTTCTAATTCATCTATCTTGTCTCGCATATTGACAGAGACTTGCATTAGCTTTTCTATCTGATTATTATCTAATTCCACATTAACTCCTTTCAAATCTTAAGAGATACAGTATAGCACAGTTATTTACTTTGTCAACTCTTTTTTTTATCAATTAAATGCCCATACGTTAATATTACCCAAAAGGCAAATTGTAATAACTCTTTAGGTGAGGCACTGTTTTTCATACTATTAGCTTTACTACTTATTACTTGAATGTTTCCTTTTTCATATCCTTTTAAATTATCAATTCTGTCTAATGAAGGAGAACCTGGACAGGCGCCTCTTTTACCATTAGAATTAAATACTTTTTCTATTGGAATTCCTATTACAGGACATATAACAGGTATATGTATATCTTCTTCAAATATTGTACAAGGAATTCCTTTTTTTATTGATCTATGTTTAGCACTTAATAGCAATATTTTTTGTGGGTTTTTTTGACTATACTCATAACCATATATTCTTATCTTGTCTCTGTTCTTTTCACGCCATACTTTTTTATATTCTTTCATATCAAACATCATTAAACTCCTCTTTATAAAGATCAACTAATTTAATATGGTTGTCTATTTTACCTTGTAGCATTTTGTAGATTTTTTGTTCAACAGGGCTACCCTGAAGATGAACTACGGTCATCTTATTCTTTTGTCCCGCACGATCAACACGAGCGCAACATTGTATGTAAGTTTCAACAGACATCACAGGTGACCAAAACACAACTACGTTAGCTGCGTGGAGAGTAACGCCATGTGATGCAGCTTGAGGTTGGATTACCAATACTTGTGGGTCTTTAGTTTCTTGAAAGCGTTTAAATATATCAGTTCGTTTGTTCATAGTTACATCACCATGTATGGCTTCACAAGTTATATGGTCTTTATGTAACTCACTTAATACTTTTTCTATGCTGTGTCTAAACGGACAAAAGATAAGCACCTTATGACTAGCTTCTTCTATAATTTCTTTTAGGGCTGTCATACGATTGCTAACATCAAACTCTATAACCTCTCTTGTATCGGAGTATATAGAACCCGCACTTACTTGTAGAAGTTTAGTAAGCATAACCCCTGCGTTAACAACAGTTATTTCTTCCCCTGACGTTTCCATATACATATCGCGTTTTAGTTTTTTGTAATACTTATCTTGTTGGGGCGTTAAAGGAACTTCGCGAGTTGTATACAAAACATCAGGCAAGTCAAGGCATTCCTCTTTTGTATAACGAATGGCGGGTTGAAGTGTTTTAAAAACAATATCTTGAGCATTAAATCTAGGCACCCAGGTGAACTGGCTGACTTTCTGCATAACCATATCTTTAAAAGTTCCTGCGTATTTAGGTACGGATGCGGGGTTCACAAGTCTAGCCAGTCCATATGCGTCAGCGGGAGATTGAGCAGCGGGTGTTCCTGTCATAAGCCATAGCCATGTTTGAGGTGTTACTACACGGTTCATAGCTTTCCAGCGACGTGTTGTGACGGTTTTGACATAGTTAGCTTCATCAATAACTATTAAATCAAAACCACCAGATTTGATTTCTTTCTCTACAACTTCTATACCATCGTAATTAATAATAACTACGTCTGTATTTTCAGCTAATACTTTCTTTCTTTTTTCAGCCGAGCCATGAGCAATACCAACTGACCTATGCATAGCTGTTTTAAAAAAGTCTGATTGCCAAGCCGCTTGCATAATAGATAGAGGACATACTACAAGCATACGTTTTATCTTACCTTGATTCATAAGATAATCTGCCGCCCATATAATAGCTGATGTTTTACCTGTGCCTGCTTCACTTAAACAATAGGCACGTCTATGAGCAGATAAAAATTCTGCTGTTACTCTTTGATGATCAAATGGTTTATGAATACCTGGATACGTGTAGTCACGTGATATAGGTGAAGGTGGATTCTTAACCTTCATGTCTGACAATGTTAATACTTCATCTAACCCCCAATTAACGAGGACTTGAAATACTCCATTATCATATTCTTTATACAACTTACTTTTAGGTATCTTATCTAATATAAGTTGTGGTCTCTTCGTGTTAACGATGAGAGCCTTATCTTTGTATACTTCCAATGCAATCTCCTAGTAAATAAAAATAGACGCGCCACCGAGAGAGGTTAATGACGCGTCTACACACTGCAGTGTTAACACATAAAAATATCTAAAATCGAAAAGGGCTTTTTATTGTTAACTGACGTGGTTTTACCGCACTCACGTCTTGCGGGAAACTTATTTCTTTTTAGGAACGTTTCTCTTTAACGATCCATCACTATTACGTTCAAACGAACTGTTAGTGCTTTTACTTCTAATTCGCATATTGCTAGGGGTATTACTACCCCCTTTACTTAAAGGGACTACATGATCTACATCTTTACCGTCACCCTTTGATACTTTACCAGCTTTTATCATCATTCGTCTAGCTTTATTTCGAGCGACACGTTTTTTAATTTGATCAGGTTGTGCTTTATATATGTTTTCTTTTTGATAATCTCTTGCCATTACTTTCCCCAGTGTGAACATGATTGAACAGGGCAGAACTTTCTACAAGCAAAATTAGGGACTGCGTTAAACACCCCTGACTCATAGGCACTGCCAATACGTAACACCATTTTACTCCATTCTGCAAACATTTCATCTATTTTTGATACATCGTAGTCTTCTTTAAGTATCTCTTTGCTTACCAAGAATATCAATCCAGACTTGATTTTTAACATGTCTGGGAAGTGTTTAAAGATAGCTACACTAAACAAAGATAGCTGTCTAGTATCTGCATACTGACTGGACTTGCCTGTTTTATAATCAATTAAGGTTGCTAACTTCTTTTCGTTATCAATTACTAATAAGTCTATAACCCCACGCCACCATACATTAGGGGCAAAGAAGTCACAAGGTTCTAAATCTTTAGTTAAGCCTAGCTTATATTCACAATACTTATCTCCTGGAATAGCTATTAATCTATCAAGGGTAGGTTGAAACATATTAAACTTCTCAGGAAGCGGTGTAGCGGACTTAACGTATAACTCACAAGCTTTGTGAACTTCGTTGCCATAAAGAAAATGCTCTACGTTTGGGTCTTGCTTAATATCTTTTGCTACATACAGATGGTAATATTGCTTAGGACATTTCTCAAATGTTGTAGCACTTGAGTAAGACCACGTTTTAAATTCAGCCATTATTTTTTTCTCTTAATTTCTTCAAAGTCATAAAACCATTTGTCTTTAGCACTCCACTTAGCATGATTTTCTACGCTATAAACTTCGGTAGGTATTTTAAAATCAGGCGTTTTTAGTTCTGCGGGTACAAGAGATACATCATACCATAAGCATCTATTATTAGGTTGACACGCAAACTGTCCGTTATCTAACTTAATAAAATTATAGGACTTGTGTTCTTCAACGCCTTCACTAAAGGTTGTATCAATTACATTAGAATCAGAAGAAGCAAAGTCAATCGTAAATAAATAATTGCCAAAATGAAACTGCCTATCTTTACCGTAAAATTTAACTTTTAATCCTCGTAGATTTGATTTCTCAATTACCGCCATATCATAGGATAAACAATCCCATATTTGTAAGTGGTCTAAGGGTAAGGGATCGTCAACCGCTTTCCATACATAAGCAGATATAGGTAGCTTGTCGTAGAGTGCGCCGTAGTTTGTAAGCATTGACTCAATACGAAACGCTTGACCTTTAATTGCTTTAGCCGTCATCCATACACAAGGTTCTAATTCACCTTGGCCTGACTCGTGGTTATATAAATACTCTCTGCGTACAAAGCATTTGATAGGCGGAATGTTAGCTACTAAAAAAGCCATTAGTCTTCTTTCTTTTGAACTTCGCCTGTAGATTTATTAAGTTCATACTCTGCAAGTTTAGTTTCTTCTTTTTTATTTTTAAAGATTAAATCAAAGTTTTTTTCAAATTGTTCTGAGTTTGGTTTGGACTGTAACCAATCTCCTGTTATATCATTCTGTGCAGTTTTTTTCATAAGTTTTTAATATCCATCGCGCAAATTTAATAAGTTCTTCGGGTGTTGCATTAGCTTTCATTGTATTAGCTTGATGGCTAATCACCTGAACATTACCTTTAACATATCCTTTAGTGTTATCTATCCTATCTAAAGAAGGAGAGTTATTAGTGGGCCCTGCTTTCTTTCCGTGTGTATAAACTTTAAGAACTGGTATGTTTAGTATAGGGCACACGATGGGTATATTAATATCTAACAGCTCTATATTAAACTTAAATTTTTTACCTTTTGCTCTTCGTTTTGCAGAATTTAATAATACTCTTGCCGGGCATCTCTCTTTATACATTCGGCTACGTACCGACCAACTACCATATTTTGATACAACATATTCCTGAATATGCTCGGCGTTCTTCTTTCGCCACTCTTTTAAATACTCGTTCTTTTGTTTGGTATTAGCAGTCGCCATAACTTGCCCCATGATGTGCTTCACACGCTACAGGTAGCCCTGTTGCCCAGCTAGGAGGAGTTGACATAGTGGACGTGATGAAGGAGAGAGCTTCTTCCACTTCTGTCTCTGGAACAACATTGACTACCGCATCGTGAACAGTAAGCACCGGTCTATACTTCTTATTAATCTCTAACATTTGTTCGCCTATAATAATACGAGCTAAGGCTTGAACTACATTCTCGACGACTGATCCGCCCCAAATAGATATAGTACCTCGGCGAGATTTATAAACATATTTAGACCTAGCCTCACTTGCATCTAATGCAAGACCCGGATATTGAATATATAATCCATTAGGTAACTGAATACCTTTAGGTGTAACTAATAATGCTTTTCTTTTATCAATGTAGTAAGTCTCTTTGTTTTCAGGCCACGATGCAATATCTTTTAATGCCTTCTCGCAATCTTTCCATAAGTCTATAACCTTGTTATTAACATCGCGATAGATGTCTACAAACCCTTGTGCCTTCTTTTGATCTACAGTAACCCCTGCTTGCATCTTTAATGTATGTTGTAATTTAATAGCGCCTGTGCCATACCCTAGTCCTAGAATGCAAGTCTTGCCTACGGCTCGCTCAGTCTTATCAGCTTTAGTAATAGGTCTCTTATATACTTTAGAAGCAAACTCTGAATAAACATCGCGTCCCTCAGCATACCATTGTACAATATCGTCTTGACCAGCTAACCATACAAGTACACGCGCTTCAATTTGGGATGAGTCACAGTTAATAACCCGATATCCTTCGGGTGCTATGATTGCGTTCTTTAAGGCTTTCTTTTTCTTATCTCTTGCTGGTAAGTTTTGGAAGTTAACTTTGTCTGCTCCTGCCCATCGACCCGTATGTGCACCGTAATACTTAAGAGGAATAGGCAACTTGCCCTTATTACGCGACCCAATACCGATGAACCTTTCAATTCTACTCTCCTCAATAGTTGATTTAGTACCCAACCGAACGCGACAAAGTTCTTGAATAAATAAATCTTCGTGTTCACATAAATCTAAAAAGTCTTGGTCGTTTTTAGCTAAGGCAAATGTTTGTTTCTTAGTGGCGGGGCTTTCTTTCATAGGCACTTCAACGCCTAGTTCTTGAAGTATTTCAGCAAACTGTTTATTACTAGCTAACTTACCACGAACGCATTCTTCTGTTTCACATTCTAGTCGTAGCATCAAGCCCTGTAATAACTTTGACTTCTCTGCTTGTACTTCGTCTAGCCTAGTTTGTAGCAAAGCATCATCCACTTCAAGTAGTGGGTCTGTATACATACGCAGTGTTAAATCAATAAGGTCTAGTTCATTATCTGGAAATTCG